CAATAGCAATTTGCAACATTACGCAAGCGGTGTAGGTTGGTTACTATACTCGATATTGAACTTGTATTCAATGACCTTTTCTGTTTCCTTGTACATGAAACTAAACGACGTGTCAGTAATAATTACTGGGTAAAACGCTGCTTCGTGGTCTGTGCCATTGCCCTTGAACCTTGTTGCTAAAACTTCGCGGCTGACTAACATCTGTTCTACCAGTGTGTTTAGGTTCTCGTCAATGTGTCCAGTAGCTACCCGTAGCTTACGACTAACATTGGTTGCCGCGCTAACTCGACTGCGCTTTAGTGGGTCGTCCAACACTAACGCACTGGTAGCGTTAGCCGTGTTGTAATTGCCTGTGGTTTTGTTGTAGGTGTTGCGCGTCATTTCCATAGACTGCTCGACGTAGGCAAAACAACTCAGGTAGTCATATCCGCCTAGCTTGTTCAAAAACTTCAATTGTATTGGTGTCGTGCACCCATCAATGTTGTTGCTTGACGCACGCAACAACCGCACGTATGACGCGCCTTCAGGGTTTTGTGGCCCGTCTTCGGCATAGATTCTAATTTCTGTCCACGACCCGCTTGTAATCAAACCCCTTAGCGTGCTGCCGTAAAAATAGTTGCCGCCGCTATCTTTTAGGTTGGCAATGTCCCATGCCCCGCACGGCAACTCACGCACCACCTCGCCGTCGTTCTGTGTGCCAAAACCACTATACGCAACGTCTTGCAACGTAATACTAAACGTTTCTGAAATTGCGAACGCCGCAACGACTAACACATTTATGCGGTCTAGCGACACGTCAAATTCAGAACCTGCCGTGTTGTTTGTCGCCAAAAATGAAACGCTGTACCTATCGTTGTCTGATATGTATGCTACCTGTGTCGGCGTGTTCAGAAAAATGTTGAAGGGCAAAGTTGGTCGCATGGTCAGGAACTTACCCGACGTGCCGTTAATAACATAGTCGTTCCAAGGGCTGTCGGCGCTACCAGTAAACTCATTCAATAAACTACCTGCAATGACGTAATGGTATGAACAAGTTTCTATTGTATCGCTGCCGTTGTCCGTTGTGCCCCAACATAGTTTGACCTTAAACTGGTTGTTTGCCGTCGGCGCTTTGTTCGCGCTATCCCATGTCGTTTCGTATTCGTCGCTGTTCAATAACGACTGCTCAAGGTAAACACATCCCGACAACACGTTGCGCAGATTGAACACCCCAAACCCTTCGGCGTTAGGAAACGAACGAATGGTAGTAACTAAATGCTCCTCGAAGTTATCGCTGCGGTCATAGCGGTAAACCTTTACGAAGTATGACGGGTTGGTCATAGTACCTAACGACGACTCAAACGCACGAACGGGTTGGTTGTCGTATGCCCACAAAACTACCTTGTCAGGTTCGCGTATATCGTATAGTGTGAAGGCCATTAATTACTTAGGTTAAAGTTGACTTTAATGTTGTTGACTTCGCGTTGCAGCACATTGCCAATCGCTGCGCTAATGTCTTTGGCGTATGCGTTTTCTAGAAGTTTCTTGTAGCGTGTAAATTGCGCTTGAATAGTAGGCATTAAAAAGGGCGTTGGAGCAATACCATGCAGGTAAACGTTGCGGCTAATAACATAGGCCATGCCGTCGTACGACATAAACCGACCTGTCTTTTTATCGTTCCACTGGGCTACGGGCTTGTCTACAATCCACTGCCTAATGCCCCTACGCAGCCCGCCCACCTCGCCGCTACCTGTGCCAAACTGAAACGGGCTGTCAGGCGCTTTGTTGCTTGTCAGTGCCCCACGCACGCCTTTCTCCACAAATACCCAATACGGCGCATTTTCCATAGGCCACGTAACTACGGCGTTGCCTTGGTCGTCAACGGACACCTCATGTTCAATGCTATCGCTTAGGTTGCCCGTGCTGTTTTTGCCTGCCTTGTCCAGTATTGCCCGCGCCGTTCTAGACACAAACGCCCCATAGCTATTCAGTGTTTGGTAAACCTTGTTTAGCTTGACACGCTCGTCGCGTCCTAAAATGCTCACCTTTAATTCTAAAATCATTCAAAAGGTGCTTCGCATAGGTTCAGTGGTGCGGGTACATGAATTGTAAACGTAGCCGACCAACCCGTAAGTAGGTTGCTAAACTTGCTTGTAAACGGCTGACAATCCACGGGCATTTCAAACGCCCATGTTTTATTTACCCTGTTGTCTGCCGCCGCACTAACGGCCAAACTAAACTGCGCCACTACGTCTTGCATAAGCAAAAACGTTTCGGTGTACACGTCTACTAGCGTGTCGGTCTGCTCTTCAATTACTAGGTCTGCTACTATGACTTCATACCTGTACTGCACATATCCGCTGTTAATCTGTGCGCCGCTACAATTGGCATACAACAAAGGGTATTTGTCAACACCTATTTGTTCAATGTCTAGTTCCTGCGTGCTGTTGGTGTGAAACGCCTGTAGAATTTCGTGTGCGTCTACAATCGTGCGAAACGTCAGGTCAATGTCTTTAAGCGTTTCCATTGATTTTTATGCTTTCAGTTAGCTGTAGGTCGATTTCGTAGGCAAGGAAAGTAAACGCCTCAGTAATCAATATACGGCTGACCGCATCCAGTTGTAGTAAGTCCCCGTTAGCCAAGCGGTACATTACTCTGTACCATCCCCATTTATCCCTAAACTCCCGTTTGCCCTCTGATTGTTCCACACTTGTGAATAGAACGGCATATCTATCGCAAAGGTTTCTGCGGTATTCCAAAAAAAAAGCATCGCACCTACGGCCAACGTCATAGGCATTTCACGCATTAACGCCACCCTATCTTCATCAATTGTGTAGTCCTCAATTTTGTAGTGGCCTTTGATATGTTCAATGACGGGTCGATACATGATAGCTAACGCCCTGTCTAGGTTTTGCCATAGGTCGCCCTTCGTGCAGTGCATTTCAAGGTCTACATATTCACCAAAGGTTAGTTTAGCCCAATTCGGTATAAACCCGTATTGGTTGCCTTCAACCTCAAATATCTGTACCAACTCGTAATGTTCCTTTGGTTCTTCCTCTACCCACTTTAGGCGCTGCACAATGTCGTTATAGCTTGCGTTGGTCAGGTAATCTACCTCTAATTCATTCAAATCGCAGAACGCTGTAATCGCTACAACGGCCTTCTCTTTGTCCGTGCGTGCGTGTTCAATGCTCTTTGTGTAGTGTTGGTACTGACCAATAGTAATGTCCTCCCAACTTTCGGGTATCTTAATTTTCTTGTTCATGCTATGACGTAATGGCCTGTGCGGTTGGCTAGTTTATTTAGGCACACGTAACGCGTTGCGTCTACGGCGTGGTTATACAAATCTACTGGTTGTCCCATCAACCTGCCGTCTTTATCGGACTTCCATTTGTAGTTGCGAAACTCTTTGTTGACGTTGACACTATCGGCCTTGACGTACAACTTGCGGCGGCGCATAATATCAATGCCCGCCCGTACTGAGTCTGCACCTTTCTTTGCGGGCTTGACATTGAACCCTTCGCGTCGTAACTCCTCAATGCTTTTTGGTTCGGCGCTGTCGGCAATTACTTCGTCACTGCGCGTTATGCCTACGTCGCGCATATACTGGGCTAAGTCTTGGTTGGTCATACCTGTTTCATACATGACCTCTTCTATATAAATGTCGCCCTGCCTATCGCCTAGAATGTAAACTGCAACAAGTGCCGTCGGGTCAGTAGCGTACCCCCAATCCAAACCATAGGCCAATAGCTTTGCCTGTTCAGGTCTATCCTTGTACGTGTGTGTTACAAAAACATTGTCACGGCTGACGCCCTTCTGACCCAACCCAAACACACGCCAGTAGTTTTCGTCTGTGTCTTTGAGGCGTTCAATTTCCGCAATGGTCTGTGCATTCAGAAACGGGTTGTCTTTGTATGTGCTAATAAAAAAGTTGGCGTCGTCCCTAGGTATCAATTCGTCGTATATGTACGAATACTCCATCGACGGGTTAAAGTCACAAATGAACTTCTCTGTTGTACGCATAAGCAACTGGTACGTTTCGTCCCGCGACAACTCGTTTATTTCGTTGACGTAACAAATTTGTCTTTTGCGTCCTCGTATTCTGTCAGGTGTGTCTACGCTAATAAACTCCCACATATTGCCAAACAAGTAATACGTCTGCTCGGTTTTGTTGTGGTTCTTCTCAGTGTACCAACCCTGACTTGTTAGCACCTCCACAAAGTCACGCAGCACTGACCCGCGCAAACTAGGAAACGTCTTGCGTACTACGCTAATTGTCCAACCTGCATTCGGGTTGGCCGCGCACCACTCAGCCAATACCTGCACACAACTAAACGTCTTGCCACTACGACTGCCGCCTTGGTGTATAGATAGGCGTTTCTTGCAACTCTTTAGGTCGTAGTATGTCTTGGGCTGCGTCACTCTTCCTTGCCCAAATTGCTTTCTTTTTGGTCTGTGCGTTCTAGCACTTCGTCAAACCATGTCGGCGTTGTTGGCTCTACGTCCATGCTTACTTGCAATTCTTGTTGCTTGGGCATAAAGTATGGCATCAACCCGCCAAGTGCTTTTAGGTACTTCTCGCTTGACTCGGTACGCAACGCGTCTAGGGCGTCCTCGATATGCTTGACCTCGCCGTTCATAATAGACACGAACAACGCCCGCGCTTCGCTGCTCACTTTATCCTGTGCCCCCTTTGGTCTACCCTTTGGGTTGCCGCTTTGTCCTTTCTTGAATGGCATTGTTTCTAGTTGTTGTTTACAATACGCTACCTAGCGTGTAACGTGCCACACTTGTCTTACCTCCCCACCTGTTAGGTACGTCTACCATAGTCATAGGTACGTCGTAACCTTCTCTTCGTAATGTGTGAATGGTTGCAGATAGTCGTGTGTTGCCAAGGTCTTGAATGGCTTGCAGACTGGTTATGCTTTTGTGGTTCTGTAGGTACTCCAACAAACGCGTTTTGTGTGTTTCCTTTTTCATTCTTCTAACTTGTTTTTATAGTGTTGTATGATTCTCTCTGTTTCGTTTTTGTAAAAGTCTTTGAAGTTTCCGCGTTCTTCCATCTTCCAAAACTTGAACAAGACATTGCGCAACCTTTGACTCTGTGTCTTTGGTTCGTCGTATAGGTCTAGTTCAATTGCGTCTAGTTCTTCTAACTCTTCCTTGGGCATCGTTTCTTGTCCTCTAAAATACAAAATACCAAAGGTGTCTAGTTGGCTGTCAATTGTACTTACCTCGTTTGTTGACAATTCCTGTGTGACAAATCGCAGCGTGACCGACCTGTCTTTACGGCGTTGGTAGCCGTCCAGTTGTGCCGCGTACATTATTCGCATGACGCCTCGTAAACTTGTTCTAGTTTCTTCAACGCTGTGACTAAGCACGTGCCGCAGTTAGTGAACTTCCTGCGTTGTCCGTACACCTGTTCCCACACATTGACCAATTGGATTTGTTCGGGTTTACGCAATCTTCCGCTTTTCCATGCGGGTTGCAAAATAGTTTCCCATTTCTCTTTGCTTTCGTCATCCATCAGTTGCGCGTACGGAAACAATTTGTTTAACGCTTCCTGACGTTCCTTGCATCCGCAGTCGTCACCCGCTACTGCCTTAACCACTTTATCAATACCTGTTGCCTCAGTCACTTTAGCAATGGTATCGCCTAGCCCCTTACTCGGTGCTTTTTTCTTCTTTGTTGTTCGTGGCTTGCGCTTCGTTGTGCTTTTGGATTTTGCGCTTGGCTCTTCTAATGGCTTTGTGGATTGTGTTTTTGTTGATTCCTGTTGCATCGCTTAGGGTTTGTAATGTGTGTTCGTGTAAATAATAGACTTTGAAAATTTCGCGCTCAAACCAAGGTATGTCGGCAAGCACTTTGTTAATGGCTGCCACCTTGTTCTTAATCGTCCTCGTCATTGTGTCCTCTGTTTCCTGACTATACACTAAGAATTGAACGTGGAAGTCTATTGTGTTGTCCTCTATTTCTTTGTGTTTCTTGTATTTGTAGTAGAACCTTGTCGTCTTGCTAAACGCGTTAATCTTTAGAACCCTCGCAATGTAGTACCATAGTTCGCCACGCTCACACATTTCTTCGTACTTGCCTGTCGTGTCTTCCAGTAACCAAATGCAGGTGTCATGAAAAAGGTCGTCGCCCAAAGATTCGCCTACATACATTCGGCACATATCCTGTAGCTGCTCGTACGCATCAACTAGAAATTGCTCAGTGCAGGCGGTACAACTCACAACTCGTCCAATAGTTTTTTGTAGTGCTTGCGCATATCTACTATGTCCTGTAAACTATACTTCTTTGTTTCTTTGCTCATGTTGTATATGCGCTCGGCTGTGCCCTTGCCATACTTAGCGTCCAACGCTAGTCCATATTTATAGTTTTGGTTGCTATCGTACAAATTACATTTTGGGCACTGGGGCAAAACATTGACTAAACCTTCTTCGGGCACGTGCAGCCAACGCGTACTATAACATGACCGACTCATAAAATGCCCCGCGTGCATAGACTTGACTTCGCGCTGAACGCCACACGTCACACAAGTACAAAGGCCGTACTTATCGGCGTGAAACTTTCGCACGTATTGACTGAATACGGCGTCTAGTTTTTTTACTTCGCGTGACTTACTCACAATCTACAATATAATTACTCCGTGCCTAGGTGTTTCTTGACGCGCTGACCCAACCCACTATTCTTTGGCTTATCGGGTGTCGTGACCTTCAGTTGGTCAACCGC